TCAAGACTGGATGAACACAGAAGAGTTTATGCCAATGGTTCAACTAATTGGTGAGATGGTTAAGAATTATATTTCTATACCACCCGCAAGTGAAACTATTTCACCTGATTACGTAGGTAAAATGGTTATTGAATCTATGTGGTCCGTGAGCCAATATGCAGGAGACTTTAATCCTTTTCATATACATGAGGGTCAACTGTCTGGTGTATGTTATTTACGAGTGCCTCCTAGTTTACCAGCAGAGTATGCAAAAGAAGATCATTACCCAACTGTAGGTGATATATGTTGGTTCAATGGTCAAGCTGCTACATTCAGTGGACATAAGCATCAAGAGTCACCAAAGGTTGGTGATATATTTTTGTTTCCAAACTGGTTAGCACACGGCGTATATCCATTTAGAACACCAAATGAAGAGAGAAGATCAGTATCTTTTAACTTACATTTAATTAAAAAAGATGAGCCACAGCCTTTAGATAATTAATGATTGAAATTATAGATAATGTTTTTGATGAGAAAACAGTAGATATTTTGTATGGGCATTTTAGAGATTATGACAGTTGGTTTTTTACAGGCGAAGGTCATGCAGGAACTAATTGGAGAAAATTTATTATTAATTTAGATTATTATAATAAAACACACGAAGTTCTTTACAAAAAAGCAGATGAAATTTTTAAAAGAACATTACCACATTTAATTAATACACATAGTCTTGATAGACCTTATGCTAGCGGATATCTTTACGGAACACATCACGAAATGCATACTGATGGTGGAGACGAAAATGATTGTTTTACAATCATGTTTTATTTAAACAAAATTTGGGACATGTCGTATGCAGGAGAAACTATTTATACTGATCCTACACGCACTGAAATTATTAAATCAGTTATACCAAAACCAGGAAGGGTGGCTGTGTTTAATGGTTTTATACCACACTGTGCAAGAGAAGTTAGTAGAACATGTGTTGAGTTAAGAATGGTTGCAACTTTCAAATATAGAAAAAATGAAAGCTAAAGAAATTTTTCCTTTAAATGTTTATGGCTCTGATTTTTTAGGGTTTGATCAAAATTATTTAAATCAGTTGGAGGCTTCTATAGAATTAATAAGAAGAGGTAATATTGATGGAAATGAATTACAATTCTCTAACACGGAATTTGGTTGGCAATCACGAGACCTTCCTCAAGATGGCCCTTTTGAAAAACTTACACAAGGAATTTCAAAACAATGCTTTGATTTTTGTAATAATATAAACAATTTTAAAATTAAAGGAATTCATTTAGCATCTATGTGGGCTAACATAAACTATCAAGGAGATGTAAATTGGCCTCACAGACACCAAGGAGATATTTCAGGTGTCTACTACATAAATGTAAATGATAATTCAGGAGATCTTACCCTTGATAATTTTTCATACAACATACAAACTAAAATATCAAATCACTTACAACAATTACATGGTAAAGTAATAAAACCAAAAAATGATATGTTAGTTTTGTTTGATTCAAATTGTTGGCATTCGGTATCAAGAAATAAATCAAATACACCTAGGATGAGTGTTAGTTTTAATTGTTGGATACATGTTTAATATAGATAAAGTTCCAATGGTTCGTGTAACGTGGGTCGATGCCCGTGATACAGAAACAGGTTGGCTAGATATAAAAGAAGTGATTGATGCGCCGTTGGCCGTGTGCCAAGAAGTAGGATGGATGGTGCATAATGGTCCACAAAAAATAATTATTATGCGTTCATATAGTAAGGACAAAGAAGATATTACAGGAGGCGGAGCCATCGCTATACCTAAAGATTGGTTAAAGAAAATAGAATACTTAAAAGTAGATTATGCAACATTATAAAGAAACAAAGTTTGTCATGTACGTCGATGATTTTTTAGATAATGATACATTAAAATCTCTTCAAGATACCATTACAAAATTGAAATATGAGAAAGTAAAAAATCCCGAAGGTCAGTTATATGGTATGCGACATACCTTTAACAAAAGTATTCATGATGATCCTTTATTAAAATTAATTAAACAATATTTTTTTCCACATAGAAATCTTGAACCAATATCTGTAAGTGCACATTTACGAGAAAATAATAAAGAACCTTTATTTCATACTGATGATGACAAAGGTAACGTTGCTAATTTTCTTTTATTTGTAAAGGGTGAACCTTTGCTTAATAATGGTACAGGTTTTTTACATGATGAAAAATTATCATCACATATAGGTTTTGTAGAGAACAGAGGATTGTTTTTTAATGGATTAAAAATACCACATTCAGATCTACAATCTTTTGGAGACAGTTCTGAAAGATATACACTCAATATTTTTTATAAGGAAGTATAAAAATGTTTTTAAATAAAGAAAGTATTGAAGATATTAAACAGAAAAAAGTAACTTATATTAAAAATTTTACACCTATTGTTGAGACTTATGACTTTAATAAAATTTCTAACTTGGTTGATAAATATTCTTTAAATGTACTCTATAAACCAGGTCAAATAAATCATTATAATTCTATATGGGTTATCAGATATATAAATGAAGTTGATAATCAATTTTTTATTTTATTAGATTTTTTGCGAAAAGTTTTTAATTATAGAACGGATGAAAAAGATGGAGTTGATTTATATTTTTCTTTTGTAACAAACACTGGAGGATCTCATGTCGATGAGGAAGATGTGTTTCTTGTAGGCTTACATGGAAAAACAATTTATAGAATGGTTGAAGACAATAAAGATTATTGTTTAGAAAGAGGAGACCTTTTATACATACCTAAAGGCATTTGGCATAAACCAATTTCAGCTACTCCAAGATCAATAGCTTCTATGGGGTTTTTTATTTAATGAAATTTTTAGGACTTAGAGTGTGTGAACATGACTCCAACCTTTCTTACTTTGATGGCAAAGATGTGCATTATTTTAAATATGAAAGACGTACAAGAAAAAAGCATGATGCCTATGGAAATTTTGAATCTTGGGTACAAGAAATAAAAAAAGTATGGAATCTTGAGATAGAGGATTTAGACGAAATAGGTATAGTTTTTGATCCTTGGCACTATGGTTTAGATGTTGGAGATGATAATTTTTTTCCGTCAAAAAAATTTAAATATCTTCCTTACAATATGACAAGAATTAATCATCATTATGCTCATGCTTTAAGTAGTTGGCCCTTGGTAGACAACTGTACCAAACATTTTATTTTTGATGGTTTTGGAGATTATAAAATTTCTTGGTCTTTTTTTGAAGATGACAAATTAGTTGATTTAGGTTTTTATAAAGATGAATACTCATTAGGTCATTGTATGAATTCTATAGCTTTAAATTGCAACGTAGAGGCTGCTGACCCTACTGACCTTGCAGGAAAGTTAATGGGACTACAAGCGTATGGAAAAATAGATAAAAAATTTTTAAATAAAATAATTAATTTTAGTGGAAAAGAATTACACATAGCTACTGACTATGGTCTTTGGCAACAACATATTGGTGATGATACAGTGGCTAATTTAACAAAATTAGATTGGGGTAAAACTGTGCATTTTGCTGTTGGAGAAATTTTAGTTAAACATTTTAAAAAGTATGTAAATGAAAATGACGTTGTAAGTTTTTCGGGTGGTTGTGCACAAAATGTTATTTGGAATACTCAATTAAAAAATGCTTTTAAAAATTTAATTGTGTTTCCACATTGTAGTGATGAAGGACTTAGTCTTGGGATACTTGAATACTTTAGAAAAAAACATGACCTACCTTTTTTTAAAAAAAATAATTTTCCATATTGGCAACTACAAGAATAATGATAATAACAAATCAAAACGACGCTGTAAAAGTAATCTTAGATCAAAAAATATTAGCTTTATATCAAGAAGATCAAGCAGAGATTGGTCCGAGAGCCTTGGGTAATAGGTCTTTTCTTTTTGATCCACGTAATACGCATGGCAAAGAAATTGTTAATAAAATAAAAAAGAGAGAAAACTACAGACCTTTTGCAGGAACAATTTTATTAGAACATGTTAATGATTGGTTTGAGATGGGCAACATAAAAGAATCACCGTATATGCTTTTTTGCGTACCTGTAAAAGAACACAAAAAAAAAATAATACCTTCTATAATTCATGTTGATGGTACTTGTAGAATTCAAACAGTAACACAAGAACAAAATAAAAATTTTTATAATTTAATAAAATGTTTTTACAAAGAAACAAATGTTCCTATTCTTTTAAATACGTCGTTTAATATAGCAGGAGAAACATTGGTTGATAATAAAAGTCAAGCTTTAGATACCATTGAAAGGTGTGAAATAGAAAACTTATATATACCAGGAGATAGTTTATGATACCAAGTAATGTAGATGTATTTGCAACATCAATTATGAAATTTAATTTTAATCAAAGTGAGATAGCAAACTTATTAGATGAAGTAGATCAGAAAAAAAATAACATTAAAAAAACAAGTTCTTTTTATAATACGACTAGTAACGGAAGTGATAAATACTATACAGATTTTTTAAAACCTACAAGAATACATGCTTTTGAAATGTTAATGAATACGGTAGGTGCATATTTTGTTTCTGATCAATTAAATTTTAATGTTGTTAAATATTGGACAGCGATTTATGGTAAAAACTCTGTTCATGAACCACACAACCACACAGCAATAGACAGCAACTTTTCAAGTATTCTTTATTTGACTAATAATGGGTCAACTACTTTTTACACACCAAATTTTTTATCAAGACAAGAATCTTACGTAGAACAAGCTGAAGTAGGTAAACTTTTAATTTTTCACTCTCAATTATTTCACAGCGTTTTTTATAAAGAAAATTCTGAAAGAATAATTATATCTGCAAATTTGGATATTAGATGACCAAAATATTTATTGGTACACCTTGTTATGGTAATATGCTTACGGCAGACTATTTTAAAAGTTGTATGCAATTGGTAGCTTTAGCTGCACATAAAAAAATAGAATTACAGTTTGGTACAATTGGTAATGAGTCTCTAGTAACAAGAGCTCGTAACACATTGGTACAATTGTTTATGGATAACACAGAGTATACACATCTTTTGTTTATTGATGCTGATATAGCTTTTAATCCTGAGTCTGTTTTTCGTATGTTAGATTTAGACGAAGATATAGTAACAGGAGTATATCCTCGTAAACAGATTAATTGGACAAAGGCTATTACCAGAGTAATAGAAAATCCGAATATAAAAGAAGATGAACTACACGCAGCTTCTTTAATGTATAATTTAAATGTTAAAGATCCAAAACACGTGGTTGCTAAAAAAGGATTTATAGAAGTGTTAGATGGTGCAACTGGTTTTATGTTAATAAAAAGAAACGTGTTTAAGAGAATGGCACTAGCCTATCCTAATCTTAAATTTAAATCTGATCAGCATTTAAATGATCCTCATGATAAAAGATTTGATTATCATGATACATCCGATTGGAACTATGCGTTTTTTGACACAATGATAGAGCCTAATACTAAAAGATACTTATCGGAAGACTATGCATTTTGTCGTTTATGGCAGAAAATAGGCGGTAAGATCTACGCTGATATCATAAGTGGTATGACACATATGGGTAATTACTCATTTAAAGGTAACGTAGCCACTCAATTCTTGCCACAAAACAATAAATAATTTAGTATACTCCGACATGAAATTAGTCGATTTAAAGTTTCAACCAGGCATTGACAAACAAGATACTGCTTATTCAGCAGGAGACCAACGTAAATATGTTGACTCCGAGTTTGTAAGATTTCACTATGGTAAACCTGAAAGATGGGGTGGTTGGTCATACTTACCTGATCCTAATAAAAGTATTGTGGGCGTGGTTCGTGATACACATAGCTGGATCGGTTTAGACGGAACAAGATATCTTGCTTTAGGAACCAATAGAAAATTATATTTATTCTCTGGTAGTGCTCTTTATGACATCACGCCTATTAGAGAAACAGCAGCTTTAACAAATCCTTTTACAACAAACGGTACAACAACAGTTTCAGTAACTGACGCAAATCACGGAGCTGATGAAGGTGATTTTGTAACCTTTGATTCCTTTTCAGCCATTAATGGTTTGGATATGAATAATGAATTTGAAATTACAACTTATGTTGACGCTAATACTTATAAAGTAACACACACAAGCGCAGCTTCTGGATCTACTTCTGGTGGAGGTGGATCAGGTAATGCTAATTATCAAATTAATATAGGACCACTTTCATCTACTTATGGTTATGGATGGGGAACGGATACTTGGAGTTCAGGTAAATGGAATGAACCGAGCACTTCTTCGGATGTTGAAATAGCAGCTAGATCTTGGTCATTAGATAATTTTGGTGAAGATTTAATTGCTACGGTTCTTAATGGTGGTACGTTTATTAAAGATCTTTCTGGTTCAATTGATGCAAGAGCAACAACTTTATCAAATGCTCCTACTGCATCAAGGTTTAGTTTGGTATCTACTGATACAAGACATTTAATGATTTTTGGTACAGAAACAACAATAGGTGATGCATCTACACAAGATGATTTATTATTTAGATTTTCTGATCGAGAAGATGCTACTGATTATACACCTGTAGCAACAAACGAAGCTGGTTCACTACGTATATCTGATGGCTCAAGAATAGTAGGTGCTGTTAAATCATCTGGTCAAATACTTGTTTGGACTGATACATCACTTCACGGTATTCAATTTGTTGGTACACCTTTTACTTTTGGTCTTAGACAACTTGGCGCTAACTGTGGATTAGTAGCACAGCACGCTGCTGTTGAAGTAAATGGTAGAGCGTATTGGATGTCAGATAATGCATTTTATATGTATGATGGTGTTGTTAAAAAAATGCCTTGTTCGGTACAAGATTATGTATTTGATGATTTAAATTACACGGGTAGGGGTGATACAACGTGTGGTTTAAATACAGCCTTCAATGAAATTATTTGGTATTATCAATCTACTAATGGATTAGCTATAGATAGAGCAGTAGCTTACAATTATTTAGAAAACACTTGGTACACAGTTACTGTTGGTAGGGACACTTGGCTTGGTGCGTATGTATATGAGAAACCAATTGCAACCAAGTTTTTTGGAACAGTAGCTAACGTATCAACAATACTTGGATTAACTGCTGGAGCCTCTGAAATTTATGAACATGAATCAGGTAATAACCAAGCAGATGGCACAGCAATACCAGCATCTTTAACAACTGGATCTGTTGAAATTGCTGATGGGGATGAGTTGATGTCAGTCAGTAGATTAGTTCCAGACTTTGATAATCTTACTAATAACATGACAGCAACATTAACCTTGGAACAGTATCCACAATCTGCAGCTAACGTAAGTACGACAGGCACTATTACTAGCACTACAGAGAAAATTGATGTAAGGGGTAGAGGTAGAGCGGTTAAAATTAAATATGAAACTAACACAGTTAATGACACAGCTTGGAGACTTGGATCGACAAAACTACAACTTAGACCAGACGGAAGAAGATAATGGCTAAACTAACAATCACACGATTACCAAATGCAACGCAAGAATATGACCCTGGTCAGTTTGATCAAATGGTTCAATTATTAGATCAAATTATTCTTTTACTTAATACAAACTATCAAGCTGATTTAAAAGCAGAAGCTGAGCAGGAGGCTTTTTTCTTTGGCTAATACATTTAAAAGCGCAATGGTAGATATTACCACAACAGATTTAACAGTTGTTATAACAGTTCCTACGGCTAATGCAGGTGCAACTCCACCTATTTCGCCTACTACGGATGTAGTAAAATCTCTTTTAGTTTGCAATGACTCTGGTTCAACAACTTTAGTTGATGTTGAAGTTGTCCGAGGTGCTGCAACTTTTGAACTATTCAAAGCAAAGAGTGTTGCTACAAACACAACAACAGAATTATTGACTCAACCTTTAGTTCTGCAAGAGAGTGATATTCTTAAAGTTCAAGCCAATGCTGCCAATCAGGTGCACATTATAGCCAGTTTTTTGGAGGTCACGAAAGGACAACTCTGATTAATTTACATTCGTTATTTATTACCCCCGTATTTTCACTACAACTAAAAGGCCATGAACATCTTATTGATAGCATTTATCAACTACGAGAAAAAGATGAGATGGGTATGCCTCGGTCTAATGTTGGTGGTTGGCATAGCCATGATGAAATATATAGTATCAAGAAATTTAATCCATTGGTTGGTGACATTCTCAAATATGCTAAAGATTGTTTTAATCACATGGATGTACAGGATAATTATAACCCTGAGATGACGGGTATGTGGAGCATGATAAATCCACCCGGATCACGAAACAATGTACACACACATCCATATAATTATTTGTCTGGTGTTTTTTATCTTAAAGCTCCTAAAAAGTGTGGAAATATTGTGTTTCTAGAGCCTAAATCACAGTCAGAGGTACTATCACCCCCCAAAACTGATAAAGCCTCTATACACCTCGCACACAGCGTACAATGGGAACCTATTGAAAATTCCTTGATTTTTTTCCCGTCATGGTTACAACATGAAGTACAAACAAATAATTCTAATGATGACAGAGTTATTATTAGTTTTAACATAAATTGGAGAGATACTGATGCCGATAGTTGAACCTGCTGAATTACTAGGACATATTACAACAGAAGATGGAAGAAAGATTCCACATTATAAAGTAAAGACTGAAACAACGTTAACACATGTAGATACAGGTGTTGAGTATAACTCAGAAGAAGAAGCTCAAGCGGATGTAGATAATCCTGGAACTTCTACAACTGTTGAAAAAATTAAAAGAGATGTGAAAGTATTCGCACCTTCTTTAGCAGATATGGTGGGTGAAGCCGCTGAGTAAAGTATTTATAGAAGAAGATTTTTTTCCTGTAAGTATATATAATGAAATTGTTCAACAGATGATTTCAGTTGAATATTTCCCACCTAGTAAGGATAGAATTAAAGGTCATAACGGAAGTTATTGGCATGAACATATTTTGTCTAATAACTCTGATGTAGAAAACAAAGTTAAAGAATTAATACAAAAAAAATTTAACTTTAATATTTCAAAATTTATACAATCTACTTACACTATGGTGGGGGCTAGTGATATGCCAAGACCTCATACTGATTTAAAAAGTGGTGCAACTCATCAATGTTTAATTTATATGCACGGAGAAGAATCAACAAATAACGGAACTGGTTTTTATCATAAAAAAAATAATGAAGAATTAGAGTTAAGCGTTCATGTTGGTTTTAAACAAAACAGAGCTATATTTTTTTCTTCAGATGTTTTTCACTCGCCTTTACAATGGGCTGGAAACGGTTCTTGGAGATATTCTCTAGCTAATTTTTTTAACTAAGCACCGCAAGCTTCACATTCCATATCAGAATCTAAACCTGTTACCATAACTGTTGCATCAGAGTTATGTGGCTTACCTTGAATTGTATGTATATGAGGCACGTTTCTGTGTTCTAGTAATTCTTTTTGTAGTCTTTCGTTGTCTCTTTCCACTGCTAATAAACGTTCGTGGTAACGACTCACCTTATCAGCAAGGGTAGCTATAGCCTTCAATACTTCTTGATTTTCCATAATATCTCCTTGATTTATAATTTTTGGGTGAGATCTAATTTAAACACATGTATGAAATAGATCAAGCAATCTTTTATAAATTGTTTTCTTGACAGCAAATTCGTGTTATGAAAGAGACAGAAAAAAGAATGAAATACTATAACCTGTCGAAAAACATTATAGCCTGTGATAATTTCTTACCAGAACCAACTGTTAATGAAATATACACAGATTTATTAAACAATAGACATTTATTTCAAGTATCTAATTGGAATAGTAAAGAAGATTCATTGAATTGTGGAGGAATGGATTTTTGGATTACTAATAAAAATAAATTAAAAATTAAATCAATTCGTCAAGATATTTATAACAATACTAATTCATATATTGAAAAACTTTCTAATTGGTTCTTTCATCAAGGTTTACGTTATTATGCAAATAATAATGGACCACAACTATATGAATTTTTGTCGGAAAGAAAATTAAGCTGGAAGATACATGTCGTTACTTATAATAATCAAGGTTATTATAATTGGCATAAGGATGAGATGAATAATGTGCTATTTACTTTTAATTTAATTCTTCATAAGAGCGATAAACTAAAAGGAGGACATATGCGTTTTATGGAAGATGATAAAATAATTGAAGTTAAAAATAAAAATAATTTTATGACTCTTTTTCCTTCTTACATTCCTCATTGTATTTCTCCAATATATACTGATGATAATAAGGATGTTGCTTTTCTAGATCAAAGATTTAGCATACAATTTTGGGTTAGTTTAAAACCATGATGGCACAGACTACAATGTTTGGAAGAATGGTAAAATGTTATAATTTACCTCATAATGAAATTAAAGATTTAAATGATAAATATGAAGAAAACAAAAATAAATTAAATTCAATGGCTCCTAGATTAGCAGGACGTTTAGAATCAGAATTAGAGTTTACTGAATTACTACAATCAACAGATATTTTTAAAAGTATTACAAAATGTATGTCTGATTATATAGATACATGTGAACAAGTTGGTTTGTATAATCAAAATTTTAAAAAAGAAGGACATAAAAATTTACAAATTCTTAGTTGTTGGATTAATGATATGAAAGAAGGAGAATATAATCCTCCTCACACACATCATGATTTGACAGGATGGTCTACTGTTTTATTTTTAAAAATTCCAGAATTTATTAATGATGCACCAGAAACAGCTCAACAAAAATACAAAGATGGTAAGCTAGGTTTTATTGGACATGATGGTGTAACTTGTCAATATATGGAACCTCAAGTAGGTCATTTTTATATTTTTGAAGCAAGGCATCAACATTGTGTTATGCCATTTAAAACCAAAGTAAAAGGAGACTTTAGAAGATCTATGTCTTTTAATTTTATAATTAATAATGTTTGAAAATAAAATTACATTTTGTGCAATTAGAGAAGATATGCTTGAACTATGGCCACACCCTAAACCCGCTTCAAGATTTATTCCTGATGAATATAAAAAATTAAAAAGATTAACCGACAATGATTTACATCGTCCTACGGTTAAAACTTGTATGCCTTTTTTAGATTCTTTAACTATGGGTTACATACTGTTCTTTGATCAAGATTATCTTGTAGATCCTACAGAAGATGATTTTAGTGTTACCCCTGCAAATAGAGAACAAACCGATTTTGGTTTTCACAACCAAGCACAATTACCAAAAGAATGGGAGAAACAAACTGGGAAGAACGCTGGAAAGTTTCATAATAAATGGTTAATTAAAACACCTCCTGGTTATAGTTGTTTATTTGTAAAACCTATGAATCGTTTAGAACCACGCTTTGATATTATTGCAGGCGTTGTAGATACAGATACCTATGTTAATACAATCAACTTTCCTTTTATTTTAAATAAAAGAGACGAACAGTTTTTAATAAAAAAGGGAGAGCCTATGGTTCAAGTAATTCCTTTTAAAAGAGAGTCTTATAAAATGTGGGCTGGTTATTATTTTGAAGAAGCACATAGCAAAGTTTTAAACTTATTGCAAAATAAATGGATTGATAAATATAAATCTTTTTTTTGGAAGAAAAAAAATTACAAATGAACAACATCACTGATTATATTATTTGTTTTGAAGATGTTTTAGATTTGTCTATTTGCGATCAAATAATTAAAGATTCAGAAAATGAAACATTTGAAAGTGCAGGAACATTAGGAAAAA